AAAGATCCAGTGTGAATGTGGTGTTAACCATGTTATTCCCCTTTCAAGCGAATAAATTAATATACGGACCCTCTATTGAGCAGTCCGTATACTATTATATCAAATATTTTATTTATTCGCCAGAAGAAACTTCTGCTATTTTAGACTTGGCAATAGCAAGAACTGGTCCAACTAAAGGAGAGTATCCAGTAGCCACAGCCTCTTTATTGCATTTATTTACAGAAAAAGATAGGAACTCTCTTACCGCATCATTTTTTGGTGTGCTTTCCTTGAATCCAACGATATAGCTAAATGCTGATACGTTATATGACAAAGGGTTTTTATTATTATAGTTTGCCTTTATTAGTCCATTAGCTAATGGCTCAAAATCACTAAGAAACTGAGAGGCTGCCTTTGAAGTAGGGGCAGTAAATTTACCAGCACCATTTTCAATTAGGGCAAGCTTTAGTCCACCAGCAAAAGAGGACTCTGCATATGTTATTACGCCATTCATCTGACGGGCTATCATTACGACCCCATGAGATCCTGACGCTGCCTGGGAACTAAAAGATATTGTTCCAGGATAAGCACTCTTAAAGTCTTTGTTTCCTGCCTTAGTCCAAATTTTTGGAGATACTGCATTTAAGTACTCTGTAAATATCTGACTTGTTCCAGATCCGTCTGCACGATAAGCAATTCTAATAGCTGTTGCTGGAATTTTTGGTTTAACACCCTTAATTGTGTTATCTGCAAGAATCGACTTGTGATTCCACTTTGTGATCTTTCCTGCAAAGATATTTGCTAGTGTTTCTTTTTTAAGTTGTATGGGCTTGGAATATCCATCAAGTCTATAAATGACTCCAATGGGTCCAGCAATAAAAGGAACATAGACTATCCCAGATGGCTTTGCCTCTCCTGGGTTATATGGAGTGTCTGTTCCAGCAAAGTCAATAATCTTGCTGTTTAATTGTGATCTACCAGCGCCAGATCCTAATGAAGAATAGGTGACAGTATTTCCAGTTTCCTTGGCATAGCTAATTCTGCATGCATCAAGGTAATTTGATATAAATGATGATCCCGCTCCAACTACATCTTCTGATGCGGTGGCGGGATTTGAAGTAAAGATACTAGCAACCAATGCTAGCGTTAGAACTATAGATTTATTTCTCATAGTATTAACAGTATATCCTTTAAAAATACATAAGTACCAGGTTTAATGGAAACCCTGGGTTAAATATAGGCTAACATTATATAACAGCAAAATTTAATCGTCTACTTCTTCTTAGCCCTTACCTTAGCAAGTGCTTCAAAGTCTTTTACCTTGGTATCCCCTAGGTATCCCCAGGCGTATCCGTCAGCAATCATTTGTTCGTTGACTGATACTTTAGATCCGTCTAGGAATAGCCATCCAAGAATACGCCCGTATTTTTCTGATGAGTCCATTTTTTCTGTTTTAATAACAACAGTCTTAGATGCATCAATTGCTTTCTTTAAATACTCTTTAGATTCAAGGCCAAGCGCTTTTTCCATTTTGTCTGTGGTACGGCTTTCAGGAGTATCTATTCCCGCCAACCTAACTCGTGAGCTAAATGAGATATCAAATCCGAGATCGATTTCTACATCAATTGTATCTCCGTCTACAACCTTTGTAACCTTTTTAACGTAATACTCAAACATTACTTAGCCTTCTTGGTTGGCGCTTTCTTAGCCACTTTCTTGGCTGGTGCTTTCTTAGCCACCTTCTTTGCAGGAGCCTTCTTGGCTACCTTCTTTGCTGGAGCTTTCTTAGCAGCCTTCTTGGCTGGTGCTAAAATCTCATCTATGTTTACAGAATAGACATCTTCTTTAACTCCGAAAAAGTCCTTAAGCTTTTTTAAAACGTTCATTTTATTCTCCTTGTTTTTGTACTGCTTATGATTAGTATAGCATTTTTTTATTTGAGCGGATGATGAGAATCGAACTCACCCCTTCTGCTTGGAAGGCAGAGGCACTACCAATATGCAACATCCGCATTGTGCCGTCGGCAGGAGTCGAACCTGCGACCAAGACCTTAGAAGAGTCCTGCTCTATCCTCTGAGCTACGAAGGCATTTCATTAATCGTTTGGGATATCTGGATTCAGATCCATCTCGATTAATCCTTTTTCTCTTGCAATCTTTTGTCCTTCAGGGGTAATATGAATAGTTGCCTCTAGCTTTTCATTGTATTCAATTTCTACTAGGCCCTGCTCATACAACTCAATGAGCGACTTGTCTACATACTCTATGTGAGATTGCCACAACTCTGGTGCTAACTCTTTTGCTTTATCGCTAATTGAATAAATTATCTCGCCGCTTTCGTCAACGCCCTCAAAACTTATTGCACCTATTTCTAAGTAGTACGCAATCCTTGCATCATTTGCTTCTTCTTCGTTCATTTAGTCTCCCTGTGCAACATGTAGGACTTGAACCTACGATTACCGAATTATGAGTTCGGGGCTTTAACCAACTAAGCTAATGTTGCCTAGGTGTCTATTATAACGTGCCGTCTTCATTTTTGTCAATAGTTTCTTCTACTATCTGCTGTACATATTCTGAAAAATGTTTTCTTATATTTCCCATTGGTCTGTGGCCAGCGAGTTTCCATATTCTTTTATATTCAACTACATTAGAGAATGTAGTGGGACAAAGAACTGTTCCATTATATTCTTTTAATACAGTCGGGAGTGGAACATGTTTGCCACAACATTTACATTCTTTTGCTTTTTCTTGATACGTGCTCATATTATTTGCATCCTGTCCATTGCGTCTTTTAAGTTTTCTGGCATTCTTGGAGCCCTAATCATGTTATAGGAATTTGTTTCTCCGTCTGCTTCTGTTCCAAAGTCATTGTCGTAACTCATTGATTCATAGGTGTGTATATTTACTTCCTCATTTGTATCAAACTTACTTCTACTTATTGAGTTATATATTGCTCCACATACAGCATCCGCCAAGTCTTTAGATCCCTTTCTTGGGTGGTCTACTCGGTCTCTCATAATTCTTAATTGTAATAGCTCATCAATCAATAAAGGTATGTGTGGTCCGACTACTCTTTCTTCTGCAACCACCATCGCCATATCGTCATAATGCTTTTTAGCGACAGACAGAATTTCTGTATTGATGCCGTATTGTTTTAGTTGTTGCATCATATCATGTGAATTCCATCTGTCAAAGGTACATACACGAATCTTAAATCCTCGTGTTTTTAATGAAAGAATATAGTCTTTAACTTCTGTAAAGTCTACAGACTTATCTTTTGTTGGGGTCCAGAATCTAACAGCGTCTATCTCAACAATCGGTGCTGGCTGAGAATAAGTGTCTGTTACTTTTACATTAACCCATCTGTTAACGTGTGCCATTGCAACTGCACAATGGTCATGCTTTTGAGCAAGGTCAACGTGTATAAAGTATTCTTTGTCTGGATCTGGTATAAACCATTCTTCTAGTCTACCAAAGTTATCTACAGCTAGGTGTGCTTTGTTAAATGCTTTTTCAACCTTTTCTTTTGATTTAAAGAATGCGTCTATCGCATCTGGTGGCATACACGCAAAGCGTGACAATGCATCCTGTGGATTTGTAAAGAATGCTACCTTAAAGTCATCAATCTTTCTAACTGGATTAACTTCCCACGTTGGCCTTCTTAATGCATAAACCTTTGGTATCTTGTATGAAACAATATGGTCTTCTTCCCACTGAATCTCAAACTCATTGCCTACTGTTCCGTCTGGAAGTTCTTCATCCATCTTAAACTTGTGATCACGGACTACCGTCTCTACCTCTGCAACAACAGCGTTGTATCTCTGTTGGATGTAGTCATTTTTATATCTAGGGAATGAGAGCAGAATAACTTTACCAAAGTCTGGGAAACGAGAGTCTACTGATGCACGATACATATCATATATAGCCGCACCTGTTTTTGCTTGGTCATGGCCTGTTGTGTTTTCAATTGCAAAGCCAGAGATCTCGTCAAGGATAACAACGATAACGTTATATCCTTCCCAGGCTTCACGCTCAGAGTGACCAGAGTGTACTGTTATTGCTTTATCAAACTTAACTTCCGAGGCCTTGTCGGTATACTTACCAGCAAACCAAGGTGATTTTTCAATTCTTGTTTTAAATCCTTTAAAGAATACGTTGCTCGCCTGTTGTGAGTTAATAGCAATGTTAATAATATCAATGCTGTCCCCTGGAGGCTTTCCGTAATATGTAGCTGGATCTTTTAAGCACAATAGTAAATATACTATATAGGCAACTGCAATTGTTGAGCAGTAATCTTTTCCTGAACCTTTGCCAAGCTGAGCAACTACTTCATTAGCAGTTTGCTTAAATCTTATTCTTCCTTCTTCTTCTCCGAATAATTTGATAAGGGTTGAGTCTTTATAGATCTGCGAACTTTTTTCGATAAGCGTGTATTGATAGTCGGAAAGTTCTGGAAGCCCAAGGTATTCTGGACTTCTAACAAACGTTTTAAGATCGACTGGTTTTTCATCGAATTCCTCTC